TACTGCTCCCAGGCGTTGCGGGTCGCCTGGTGCGAGTCGCGCATGCAGACGACGGCGAAGAACGGCCAGTACCTCGGCCTCTTCCAGATGGGGGACAATGCCAGACGACGTTACGGGCACGGCTCCGACGCCTGGACTCAAGCCGAAGCCGCCTTCCGATACTTCGCCGACTCGGGCTTTAGCTGGGGGCCTTGGAGCTGCAAGCCCTGAGCAGATCGCCCACTTCAAGGAGGTCTACTACCGCAAGGTCGCCGAGCGGGACGCCGCCCTAGCTCACCCGGCAGGGCTGCTCGACTTCGTCCAGTGTGTCGACCCGAAGACGGGGGAGCGCTTCACCTTCACCCTCAACACTCCCGAGGCCGGGTGGTACTGGCAGCGGCGCGTGCTCGACCAGTGGATCGAGCACCCGTTGAGCATGGTGCTGAAGGCGCGGCAGATCGGGATCACCTGGCTTGCGGCGGGCTACGCGCTCTGGAAGCTCCTGACGATGCCAGGGACGCGGGCGCTGATCGTCTCGATCAACGAGGACGAGGCGATCAAGGTCGTCAACCGCCTCTTCGACATGTTCAACTCGCTCCCCGAGCACCTGCGCTTCCAGGCCGAGATCCAGAAGCCGACGCGGGGCGCGCGCCCGACCACGCTGATCGAGTTCTCATTCCCCGACGGGCGGATCAGCACCGTGGTCGGCCTCCCGAGCACGAGGCGCGCGGGCCACGGCGAGACCGCGACGATCGTCCTCCTCGACGAGTACGCCCGGCACGAGTACGCGCAGGAGTCGTGGAAAGCGCTCTTCCCTACCGCCGACAACGGCGGGCAGCTCGTTGTCATCTCGACTGCCAACGGGGTCTCCAACGAGCAGACGGGTGAGGGCAACTTCTTCCACCACCTCTGGATCAACCAGGAGACCTACGGGATCGACGGGCAGTTCCTCGCCTGGGACTTGCACCCCGACCGCGACGAGGACTGGTACGCCACCCACGCGCGCGCGCTCCCGAGCGCGGATCGGGCAGAGCAGTTCCCGCGTAACCCCGAGGACGCCTTCATCAACACGGGCGAGTGCTGGTTCGACCTGGAGGCGCTCGCCTGGTACTCCGAGCACCACGCGCTCCCCGAGGAGAAGCGGATGCGCTTCGTCGTCAACGACTCGGGCGCACGCGCGAAGACCCACTACACCGAGCGCGGCTGGATCCGGGTCTACGAGAAGCCCGACCCGACCCGCAACTACGCGATCGGCGCCGACGTGGCGACCGGGCGCGGCCTCGACTACTCCTGCGCCTACGTCGTCGACCTGAACGAGATGAAGCTCTGCGCCGAGCTGCACGCGAAGATCGACGCGGACGAGTTCGCCGAGCAGCTCCACTACCTGGGTCGCTGGTATGGGACGGCGCGGATCGCGGTCGAGATGGGCGGCGGTTTCGGCGAGCCGGTGATCATCAGCCTCCGCGACGGCAGGAAGGGGAGGCCGCACTACCCGAAGCTCTACCGGCACACGATCGGTGACCGGCCAGACAACCACCAGCTCCAGAACTACGGCTTCCCGATGAACCAGAAGACGAGGCCGCAGGTGATCAACCAGATCGAGCAGGCAATCAGGGAGCGGACGCTCCCGGCGCTGCCGAGGACGCTGATCATGGAGTGCCGCACCTTCGTGCGCCAGAAGACACTGCCCTCGCCGAGGGCGCAGGACGGCTCCAACGACGACCGCGTGATGGCCTTCGGGATCGCCCTGGAGATGTACCGCCTCTACGGCACGCACGAGCGCCGCTACCAGCGCAAGACCAAACGCCGCCGCACAGGGTCGGCGTCCTATCCGTGGGAGCGCAGCCATGTTGCCTGAGTCGATCTCCAATCGCATCGGCTTCGGAGAGTGCTGGACGTGGCTCGGACCGCTCGGTGAAACGGGCTATCCCTACGGCACGCACGAGGGGCGCGTTCGGCGTATGCACCGTGTCGTCTACGAGCTGCTCGTCGGTCCGATCCCCGACGGGCTTCAGCTCGATCATCTCTGCCGCAATCGATCGTGCGTCAACCCCGAGCACCTGGAGCCTGTTACCGGGCGAGAGAACAAGTTGCGCGGCGACACAGTGAACGCCCGCAACGCCCACAAGACTCACTGCGATCACGGCCACCTGCTGTCCGGTCGAAACGTCGCCGTCTACCAGGGCAAACGCCAGTGCCGAGCGTGTGACGCTCGTCGTAAGCGCGAGCGCTACGCCCGAGAGAGGAGTCACGCATGAGCAGCATGCTCGCCGCCCTGGCCGGGCCGGGTCACCCGGCCTTCCCGCCGGGCCACCCACTCGGCCCGCCACCGGGGATGCCCCCGCCGGGGCCGGACCCGGCCGACGTTCCGGGCCACCCCGACGATGTGTACAGCAACTCGATGCAGGCGCTCGACGTGGCCCAGCACGCACTGCAGGCGTTCATCCGCATGGACCACGACGCGATGGACAAGGCGCAGGCCTCGAAAGCGCTCGCGATCGTCACTGGTCTCAAGGGCGGGCACCAGAAGGACGCGATGTCGGGCGGCGGCAAGAGTCTCGTGCGGGCGCTCCAGGGCGCACCGGGACTGCCGGGGCTGGGAGCCTAGTTGTCCTCGTACGGCACCGTCACGACGACCGGCGACAACGCCGCCGAGAACGTCGATCCCTACACCCAGATCGAGAACGCCGACGCGCTGACGCTGGTCGTCCAGGCGGTGATGAAGTGCGAGCGGGACTACCACAACCGCTTCGTCGAGAAGGTCGAGAAGCGCTACCTCGCCTACCGAGGCTTGCTCCAGGACAGCGACACCCAGGGGTCCAGCTCCGATCCGACCGAGCAGTGGCGCTCGCAGATCACGACCCCGTACGTGCTCAACACCTGCGAGGGGATGCTGGCGACGATGCTGGAGCCGAGGCCGCGCTTCGACGTGCAGCCACGGCCCCGGCCCGAGGAGCCGCTCGACCAGGTTGTTGCGCGGATCCAGTCGATCGACGCGGTCGAGGATACGCTCACCTACGCCTTCGACCGCGATGCTTTTGCGGGCAAGCAGCGCCCCTTCATGCAGCAGGACATGATCGCGGGGCTTTCGGTGCTGAAGGCCTACTGGCGCACCGAGAAGCGCGACGTCTCCAAGCTCGGCTCGCACACGCTGCAGATCGCCGACGCCTTCGGCCAGGTCTACGACAACGTCACCGTCTACCAGGAGCAGGAGCCTGAGGAGACGCTGATCGTCGACGACGCCTGCTGTGAGGTCGTCGACGTGCGCGACTTCTTCTGGCCCGGCGTCTCCCCCAACGTCGAGAAGGCCGAGTTCTTGATCCACCGCACCTGGGAGACCTACCAGTCGCTGCAGCGCAAGGTCGGCGACGGCTTCTACGACTACGAGAACGTCGACAAGCTGAAGTGGAACGCGAGCACCAGCTCGGTCCCGAAGGCCTCTGACATCACCGCCCGCGAGATGCGGCTGCGTCACGTCGACCGCACCTGGCAGTTGATCGAGGTGCTGGAGTACTGGACGCCCGAGCGGGTGATCACGGTCGGCAACAGGGCGGTCGTCCTGAAGGACCGGCCCAACCCGCTCTGGATGGGGCGGATGCCCTTCATCGTCTGCTCGGGGATGCCGGATGCCTTCCAGATCCCCGGTCTCTCGATCGTCGAGGCGCTCGCGCAGCTCCAGGAGATGCTGTGGACGTTGCAGAACCAGCGGATCGACGTGGTGCGGATGCTCGCCAACGTGATCACGCTCGTCAGAAGCGACGTGGACGACATCGAGAGCTTCGTCTACGAGCCGAATGCGATGTGGCTGGTCGAGGATCCCGGTCAGGTCGGGACGCTGCCGATCTCCCCCGAGGCGGCGCAAATCACCCTGGAAGCCGAGGGGCTGCTCAAGGGCGACCTGCAGAACATCATGGGCGGTCTGCCGATGAATTCCGGGGTGAATTCGCAGACGGTCGATCAGTCGACCGCGACCGGCGTCTCGATCATCACCACGATCGCGCAGCGGCTGATTCAGGCGCGTAAACAGCACTACCTCTGGGCCTACGCCGCCCTCGCGCGGCATTTCCTCCTTCTTTATCAGCAGTTCATGCGCGACGACCGCGTCGTCCGCATCGTCGGAGCGCCGGGCGCGCAGGCCTACAAGACGATCACCCCGATCGAGATCCAGGGCGACTACGACGTGACGATCGATGTCACTGCCGACTCGCTGATGCGCCAGGAGCGCCGCGCCGAGGCCCAGAGCCTGATGCAGATGGCGGGGCAGCTCCAGCCGATCTTCGCCCAGTCGGGAGCGCCGCTGAACCTGAAGGCGTTCATGGAGAAGACGCTCGACTCCTACAACGTCACCGACAAGGAGCGCTACTTCATGCCCACGCCGCAGACGGCGCCTGGGGCACCCGCACCCGGAGGCCCTCCTGGCCCGCCGGGTCCACCCGGCGTACCAGGTCAGGGCGGGCCTCCAGGCATGCCCGGAGCGACCGGCCCCGCTGGCCCGCCCGGCAGCATGGGCGTCACCGCCCCCACCCTGGCCGCAGGGCCGCTCTCGCCGTCGAATGCCTTCTCGATGTCGCCGCAGGCGGCGATGCAGCAGATGCTCGCGCGCATGGGTGGCCCGAATAACGGGAGGCGCTCGTGAGACCGCGCAAGATGATCAGCCTGGAGGAACGCCGCAGGCTGATGCTGCGGCGCAACGACCTCGCCTCGCTGACCACGCTCCCGAACTGGATCGTCTTCTGCACCGTGATCGAGGAGGAGATCGACCGGATCAAGCGCTCGATGATGGCGCGGATGATGGGTCAGGGGCTGAGCCTGGAGCAGCAGGCATTTGAGCGTGGACGGATCGTCGGTTTGCGGGCCGCACGATCCGTCCCCGAACACGCAACACGAACGGGGCTGACCGAGAGCAGTCCCACCGATGAGGAGGTGACAGCCGAATGAGTAGCCCGGCAGAGGAGCTGCTGGCAGGCTGGGATGACGACGAGACGGTGACCGAGGTCGCGCCGCCGACCCTCGGCGAGGAGGATGTCCCGGCGGTCGAGGAGCCTGAGGCTCAACCAGAGGTCGAGGAAGAGGTTCAGGAGGGCGAGGAGGAAGAGGAGCCTGGTGAAGACGAAGGCGAAGAGCAGTCTGAGGAGGAGGAAGAGGGAGAGGAGAGCGCCGTTGAGGCGCTCTCCTTCGCGGGGTTCGACACCAACGACCCCGAGATCCTCGCCTACCTAGCCCAGTACCAGGACGATCCTGCGAAGGCATTGCGCGCAGCCGCCGAGCTGCGCCGCGCCTTCGGGCGTCAGGGCACCGAGCTGGCCGCACTGCGCCAGCAGGCCCAGCAGCTTGAGCAGCGGATGACGCAGGCTCGGATCCTCTCGGGCAGCGGGGTCGCGCTCTCCCAGGAGCAGCACGAGTGGGCCGAAGGCGCCGCTGCGACCGGCAACCCTGGCGCCTACATCGAGCAGGCGATGCAGGCGGGCGAGTTCGATCTCGCTCGCGCCGTCTGCACCTACTGGGCACGCGAG